GATTTTCACTGCGAGCACGATAAATATGCTTGTTCCAGCGAACCAAAACACTTTTGTTTACGGTGCTTTGAGTCTTGGCAGTCACGCCAATGTAGAACTCATCATTACATTCCAACATGTAAATGATGTGATTGCGATCTGTGCGTTTCTTTCTCATAATCGTATTGTACTTGACCTTGGGGTTTTTGTCAACCAATCATGGATTTTTTTGCAAGATTTCTACCACTTTCGCACAGTGACAATGTTTTTTATCACTGTAATGCTATTATAGCATCAAACTGAATTGTGGTCAACCATTATTTTTTGTAGTGTTTGAGGAACATATCCAAGTTGTTGTATAAACACAACACAACAGCTTGATCCGATCTGTCAAAAAATTCCATGTTCAACATCTGTTTTTTGGGATCAATTTTGTACCAGAAGGGTCCTGTGATAGTTTTATCTATGGCCAAAACATGTCTAGCAGTCCACTTGGATATCTTGATATTCACCAAGTGACACTCAAATTCCACAGAATCCAAAAACAGATTTCTACCAAATAAAGTAAGCCTAAAACTACTGATATTTGGATTCACCCAAATGTTTTTTTCTATCTGATCGTTATTGGTTTTTTGTTTAAAAAAATTGCCGTATTGATTCTTAGTCATTGGGATAGACTTTGGGTCCAGATTTCAGCAGCACCACTGAAAATTTGTCTGTTTTGAATTGAGAGTTTAATTTTTTTGCCAAATTGATGGCATGTCCTTTGTTACTGAAACTGACTTTACGATATTTTGGACCCGGCACACTGGTCAGAAGATTGCAGGTTTTTAGGTTAATGGGTTGCTCGTTGTAAAATACCGCCCAAATTCCTTCGCTGGCCAAGACTTGATCACTGCGATAAGTGCTGCGATTGGTTATTTCAGCAATTATTTTTGGTTTGGGCCTACTCACTGCATTCTCCTAAATATATGCATATATTTATCTAAAGCGGCCGCCACTTATTTCTACTTGAGTTTGATTTTCTGTCTTGGGCAAATTCTGCCTATTCAATTGATTTAGAAGTTTGGTGATATCGCCCAACAGGTTTCTGGCATCCTGAATAGACAAAACAACATCGCGTTTTCCTTTGGCGTCATGTGATCTAACCAAATCAACGAATCTATCAATGTGCAAACTCATTTGACAAACGGTTTCAAATCAGGCGGCGTCCAGCCCACAGGTTTCAAAACTTTGCCATCTTCTCGTTTGCGTACTTTGCCTGTTTCTTTGTTAATTTTGGCAAAGTTGGTACGCATAACTTCCTTCCAACCGCCTTCGCCGTCAAAGCCGCCACTATGGATAGCACCTGTAGTCACAACAATAAAGTCCAGTAGTGCGTCTAACTGTTCTACACGGTTTGCGTTGGCTAATGCTACTTGTAATTCTTTCCATTCTTCGCTCATGAGGTCAAGGTAAAGTTTGTATTGTGTTTCATTTAGCTCACCAACTGTTTGGTCACAGGCTCGCATGAACTTTTCTTGATCCCTAAAAACATTGGTCATAGTGTGTCCTCTATTGATTGTGCTTCTGCCAGACTGGCAGATTGTTTGTCATGGTATGGTCCCAGATATCTATTACGCTTGATAGAAATCAATTTGGGATTTTGAACAATTTGCCATTGGTCTTTTTGATAAATTTTATACCACCCTGCTGCAAACCAACAACGGCTTTTTTTCCTTTTTGTAAACAAAGGTATGCGTTTTTTTACATCCCAGATTGGATTGTAGGCCAAACAGTCTGTTGGATAGCCATATACCTGTGTAATAGCACAAGGTCTGTTGACCGTGACCTTTTCAAAGACAATATTGTTTTTTTTCAGTGATTGTAAATTATTTGCAACAAATTTTCTGTTGCCTATAGTGATTGTGAAAATATTGTTCTTTGATTCAATATTGCCGATTTTTTCTTGATTTTTTTGTAATATCCAAAATTCATTTTTGATGATTGGTTTTGCTATAATCATGTAGTATACCTTGATATTTTGTGTTGAGCCATTGACTGTACTGATCAGCCGACTCACTCAATTTGACCAGTTCGTATCGACCGCAAAATCGTATAAACTTGAGCCCCACTTGACCGATGTCATTGATTCTAATCTGTTGTCTCACATGTTGATCTACAGAATTTTTCACAGAATCTGGTTGCAATGTCAAATCAATCAAAGTGCGATTTCTTTGATAGTCATCTAACACTCTGTGTTCTGCTCCGTCATGATCCACCCATCGTTGTAGCATAAGATTGTTCCATGCGAAACCTTTTTGATGACGATCTTGAAATGCATCAAGTAAACCGATTTTGTTTTTGGTACTTTTCAGTCTTACTTTGGGAAAAGCCGAAAAGACATTGTCAGTGGGGTCGCCTCGCATACATTTTTCAAACAACAACCATTCAGGATCAGGAATAGTTTTGGTCTGTTTGGTTTTACGATCAGTGCATTGGCGACCTCGAGAATCGAAAATACCATCCACAGTGATTAATTCATCAGTGATACCATTATACTGTTTGACATTGTGGCTCAACAACTGTACAAAGTCTGTGTCACTGCTGATAATAATATGTTCGTCATTGGGATGTAGGGCAATCCATCTAGCAATTACATCATCTGCTTCGGCATTGGGGTCACGAATCACCGAGCAGTTGGTTTGATCACGAAGATAGGCAACAAAATGATCGTAGGTTTCCCAAAACAGTTGATCTTCTTTTTGTTGTTCCAAAGATTGACTAAGACGATCTACTGCACGATTGGCTTTATATGGCTTATAAAAGTCTTTGCGCCAACTACGCCCTTCTAGGGCAAATACCACATGATCGGTGGAAAATTTACGAAAAACTTTGTTGATGCTGCTGAGAGTTACATGTAATGCATATCCGATCTTTTCATTTTCATCTGTGGCTCGAAATGCAGTATGTCTTGCACGGAAAAAAGTATTTGCTGTATCAATCAAAAGATATTTCATATTAGAAATTCATGGTTGGGAGTGCTAATTGTACATTATCAAATAAATTTTGTCAAATTTAATTTTTACTGAATCCTCTCAGCAACATCCAAACTTTCAGTTTACCATTACCTGTATGTACTGAAATTTTGTTATAGTTTCCCACAAAGTTTCAATCAATTCCTTGTGGTCCCTATTGTTGTCTTAATTGCTTGAGATGATTGGTAATTTAATTTTGATTTCCGGTAATTGAGAAAGATTCTTTCAACTTATTTCCGATCTGCCATCGCCTAGATCTCTAACTTTGGTCCAATTATTGGCAATGGCTTGTTCTTGCTCCCAAGTTTCCATTACCACATGCCTACAGACATTTTGAAACCAACGATCCACAATGTCCGCTTCACTGTCTTCTCGCTTGATTTGATAACCGGCACGAATTAGATCGGCTATGAATTTATCATTCCAGTCTAATTCAAAACTACCAGTGTGTAAATTTTTTGAATCAATTTCAAAACTGATAATTTTTATATAGGGTAGCCCCTTTTCTGTGGCAATCTGTTTTTCTGTTTTTTGCTCTACAGACTGTGTTTTTTTCCTGTTAGTCAACCATTTAAACATTTTACCAACTTTCATAATCTGTTATATCAACTTTTACCACTGACCTTGGGTCATAGATCAGAGTTATTTTATAACCAATGCCCGAAGTTGATTCTTGTTGCCAAATTACACTTTCAACTCGCGGATAATCTGTGAAAATTTCTTGCAGTTTCAAAAACTGATTTCTTGTGATTTTAAATTCTTCCATTATGTACCCCATGCATTTTTCCACAAATCAACCTGCAGTCTTGCACTGTATCGAAAACCCAATTTCATGGCAAGTTCTGCCACTTCTCTTGCATGTTGATTGTACACACTATTTACACCGCCAACTGGCATTAAGTAGACATGACCTTGAAAACCTTGATCTCGGTATAGATGCACCACATATTCAATTTCTTCAATGTCTTTCATGCCACTGACCACAAACTTCAGATAAGTGTGCCCCACAGTTTCATAGTCTACTATGATTTTGGGTTTGATGGAATCTGCAATATTTTCGCCACTGACGCTGAGTTTGGGAGACACTGAAAATGTAATTTCTTTGGCACAGCGATAATGCCAACTCACCCAATCTTGCAAAGCAGATTTAAAATCAACTGTCAATGCTTGTGTGCCGTTGGTTTCGAAAGTGATCTCGGTTAAACCACGCATCAGGCTGTGATTCAGTAAACTTGGATAAAGTTTTTGCCAACCCAACAGGGGTTCGCCGCCAGTGATGACCAAATGCTCGTCTTGCCAGGTCTGATTGGGCAGCAAGTTGACAATATCTTCGGCAAGCTCGTCAACCGATGCTTTTGAAACAAATTTTTTAAATTCTGGGTACACTGAGCTATAGCTGTCACAGCCAGTTTCGACCAGTGGTAAATCTTTGAATTCTTTGTATTGATCGATATTGCGGATGATCTCAACGACTTCTGGATTATGTGAGACTGTTTCGCCTAGAATGTCTTGGTTATATCTTGCAAAATTTTTGCAACGAAAGTTACAACCGAACATGCGAAGAAATACACTGGGAACTCCTGAATAGCGACCTTCTCCTTGGACAGAATAAAATTTTTCTGTATAGTGAAATTTTGACATTGTAGACCTTTATTGATTTGGAATATTGTTGTTGAGAAAAATTGTAGACCATTTACGCAGTTTGACTCTTTTATTGATAGCAGCACTGTCAATATTGTCTTTGTTGACTATACCATTTTCTATCAAAAGTTCAATCATACAGGTCAAATCACCAATTTCTTCTTCTAGATGATATTGATTGTTTTTGTTGTCTTTGGGGTTCATTCCTGTCATACCAAAGCGATTGACTTTGCTGACTGCCTGTATGACCTCTGCACATTCTTCTTGCAGAATCGAAAGTATTTCATCAACATTGATCATGATTTTTTAATAGCCTTTACGCAAAGATGCCAACCCAAATGTTTTTTGATAGCCAGACGCATGGCTTCGGGCATTTCTCTAAACCATGGTTCTAACACATAATTTCCTTGGCGATATTCAGCTATATTATACATGAAACAATGATCTTGTCTAATATCGATTATGTCAAAATAAGTGGATATCAAGTCTTTGACCTTTTGTTCTGTATAAGTTTCTGCGTATGGACACCCTGCCTGGGCTTCAAATTGATCCAGTCCTGATTGAATCATGGCCGATTTCCAACTATTTTCAGCATAGACCAAAAATCTAAACTCTCCATTATCTTGTAGCAGGCAGTTGACATTGTGTATGATTTTGTCTGGGGTTGGGCAATGATGTATTACCCCCATGCTGTAGACCAAATCAAATTTTCCCAACTCCTTGACTAAATCTGGATTGGTTGAATCACAACAAAGAAAGTTTCCTGTCAGTTGTTGTATTTCGAATCTTTTTTTGCAGAGATTTATGCTGTTTGTGCTGACATCTATGCCAGTGTAATCTGCTCCGTGGCGAACAAATTGTTCTGCATCAGTGCCAATACCACAGCCAATTTCCAATACTCTTCGACCTTGCCACTTGGAAAAATTGGCCAAGTCATGTATATGCGGCTCAACAAAATATCTTCGTTGAGTTATTTCATTCCAGTATTGTTCACTGTTCATGTCAGCTTGGCTATGCAAAATATTGCAAGGCTGTCTATCCCAATACTCTACTATTTTTTCAGTCAATGACATCATTGATGTGTTATCTTGGTTAATCTATTTTTTACATCAGCCTGGTACATTTTTTCCCAGATGTCAATCTTGCCTGCTATGCCATCTCTGAACCATGAGCAGATTCGATTTTCCGTTTTTTCTATGTAGTGACAAAATTTACTGGCCTCCTCTAATCTTTTTTCTCGCCAAGTGATATGATTGAAATCTTTGGGGTCATTGGGATTGCCCTCCAACATGGGGCGGTTTTTATAGGTGTTGTCGAAATTATTGCCTGTCAAGTCAAATCTATCATGTTTGATCAATACCGGAATATTGACCATGATATCGAGCAAGTAGGCTATATGACTGATCCATGCATCATTGATTTGATGTGGACTGAGATGACCATTGACTTCTATCCATTGGCGCGGAACAATGGGGAATATGGCATAGGGATGCTGATTGGTGGTCTCTGTGCGTAAAACTGAAAATTTACCAGTGTGCTTCAGTATTTCTGTGTCCCAGCCCTGAGTTTCCATCACTGCATCATCATTGTAAAACATCAACCAATCGCCCTGACTGATATTGGCCAAAACATTGAGGTACTCGTTTAATCTAATATACCCAATGGGGTTAAAGGTCACTATGACAAGACCGCACTGATATTCGTTGCGAAGCCGGTTTTTCAGTGTAGTTTTGGAAAAATCTATCACTGCTGTGTCATCACGATCCAATGCCAACAAAATTTCTATATTTTTTGCATCGTTGGCAGTGTCTAATAAAGAAGTCAGCGATTTTTCTAAAGCTTCAATTCTACCCCGACTTGGTAGTAAAATACTGATTTTGTGTTTTTGTGTCATGGTACTATTGATTTTATAACCGGTGGAAAATATATGATTGTAATAACTGTTTGAACAGTGAACAAGCTGTATTTTTCCCACATTATGGCCTGTGCTGCCCAACCCAAATTACTGACAAATAAAAACCAAATATTTAGAGGATAGACATTGAATGAAGTAAGCACTGCTCCTACTATGAGAATTGCAGTGATACTCCATTCATACCAAAAAGTCCAAGGTTGTCTAATTATTTGTTTCACTTCATTTCTCTGGCTTCTTCGCGCCACGGTGCCAAGCTGACCAATGGTGTCAACGCCAAAATCACTGCCAACTTAAATAATGTTGATCCAGAAACAATTCGCGCAATGGCAGTATTGATATCCATGGCATTGCCTCCCAACATGGGGGGAATGAATACAAATGCAAATAATACAAAAAGCACTGCATCTACCGGTAAGCTGACAAGATTTGACACAGCGGTTCTAGACCAACTGCCCCAATCACTCTCCCATAGGCGTTGATATACCATGGTATTGACCCATTGACTGGCAATTGTGGCTATTTCAGAACCAATGACAATACCTAGGCTCATTTTATAGACTGCATCAAAATTGACACTGGGTCTAAATGATGGTGCAGGTATAAAAGTCATCAAATACATAAAGGTGGCTATGAGCAAATTCAGCACCACGCCTATCAATATAGTTTGACGAACAATTGCCGCCCCAGCCAATTTGTGTAACATGTCTCTAACAACAAATACCACAGCAAATAATAATGCACCTGCTGGTGTTACTACCCATCCAAAATCAAGAAATTTTGCAGCAGCAAAGTCCGCTACTGTCATGGTCATAATCAAAGTAGCGGCCAGACCAATGATCCAGTATAGTGTTTTGTGGTCGATTGAAATAAGTTGATTGTCTAAAAAGCGATCATGTAAAGTTGTAGTGTTCATTGTTTTTCCTATAAATTTAAACAAATAAATTTTCGTTCCATTCTCGATGGCCTTCCCTCCAGGCCATATTTGTCTGTGTTTCTCGTACTTCCACCCGATAACACCAGATTCGTTGGGCTTCACCTTGCCCTAGATAGTCTGGTATGTATACTCCGTTGACAAATTTGTATAACATGTCGGCTATTAGTTCACAGCCCATGGCAGGCAGCACTGTCAGTTTCAAAATTTTATCTCGTTCCAGTTGTTTATACTGTTCAAGATCGGGATCATCTGATGCAATCAATGTTTTGTGATCGAATTGATCTTTTAAAATTTGTTTCAGTTCTTTCAAACCGCCGTAGTCCACCACCCATCCTCTTTTGTCTAATTCATTGGCACCGAAATAAAACTTGATAGAAAATGAATAGCCATGATTTAGATTGCAATGTGTGTCTGCTCGCCATTGTTTGTAAGCACAAGGGAACTCGTCTACATATTCTTTCGTACTGACAAATTTATAAGTGATTGGAAAATAAGTCATAATTGGTATTGTCCTTGTGAGATATTCCAGTTTATTTGTTCAATCAGCTCTTGATAGTTGCTGGGTTTGGGAGTTTTAATCATAAATGAATCGTTGAACTCTATGTCTTCTAAGATCATTTCTTTATCAAATTTGGCATCAAAATTATCTCTCGCCTGATTATGTTTTAATATTGCATTTATGGCCAATTTTATTTTTTTCCTATCTATTACTATTGTTTCATCTACAATTTCGTCGTTGATAGTATAATATCCTTTATTCCTAACAGCAGCAATATATGAACTGGCAATCTGCTCTATGACATTTTGTCTTTTTAACCTGATTAGATAGCAGTCATTGGCTTTGATCTTTGGGTCAAGTTCTTTATAAAATCGATAGTTGTATGCATGAAATTTTATAACATAAGGTTGTGGTTGGTTGCATATTCTAAGAAACTTTTGGAAATCCTGACCATGATTACTGTGATGTGGCTCGTTCAATGCAAAAAAATTTTGATCTTTTTGGCGAAAATAATCAAGTATGTTAGTAAGTAAAGTATTTGATCCTGTACGAGGACTGGAAATTATGATAACAGGAAAACGATCTATATAATCAAAATTCAGCATTTGTTGTCATTCTTTGTTGCCAGTTAGCTGCAGCAAAGAAATGAAAATGTTGATAAAGTTAAGATATAGCCTAAGCGCACCAGTGACCTCCACTAAACTGTCACGATCTATACTGAGTTCTTCTCTAATTTGTTGAGTATCATAGGCAGTCAAACCCAAAAAGATTACGATGGCCAAAGCTGAAATCACCATAGCCATAACACTACTACCAATAAAAATATTAACAATGGAGGCAATGACGACAGCAATAAGACCAATAAACATAAACTGACCCATGCTTTCGAGACTTTTCTTCGTAAAATATCCATATATACTCATAGTTCCAAATAAAACCGCAGCGCCCATAAAGGCAGTGACAATGCTGCCCAATGAGAATATGTCAAATAAACTGGCCATGCTCAAACCCATGAGTGCAGCAAAACCGTGCAGCATGAGCAAGGCTATTTCTTTGGGTGGGTTTTTGGCCAATGCAAAACCAATGGCAAAGACTGCTGCCAGTGGTGCAAAAACAGTGACCCACTTCATCCATCCGGTGAAGAAAAACATCATCAGAGAGGTGCTGTTTGACACAACGGTACTAATGATCAAACTGGTTAAAACTGCCAACAGCATATTGTTGTAGACACGGATCATTCCGTTGTTGATTTCTGCAGCAGATCTATAAGAAACAGTGTCAGATAAAAACATTTCATACTCCTTTATTTGTTGCAATTATTTACTATATTCATGAACTCCAGTCTCACAGAACTGTCAGTGCGAAACACACCACCTAGTTTGCTGGTTGTGGTTGAACTGCCTGTGTCTTGAATCCCGCGACTTTTTACGCAGTAATGTTGTGCATTGATCACTACTCCGATATTGTCTGTGTCTAAAATATATTGTAGTGCATGATATATCTGTTCTGTGAGTCGTTCTTGAATTTGTGGCCGTTTGCTGAAATATTCCACAATCCTGTTGATTTTGCTGAGGCCTAGCACCTTTTTGTTGGGAATATAAGCCACTGTGGCCAGCCCGTCAATGACCACGCCGTGATGTTCACAGTTGCTTTGAACATTGATATTTCGTTCAACAACCATTTCGTCGTAGCTCATTTTGTTTTGCACAGTGGTACATTTAGGAAAGTTTTCTTCCTTTAACCCAAAGTAAATTTCGTTGATATACATCTTTGCCATGCGATTGGGAGTTTCGGCCAAACTGTCGTCACTGAGATCCATGCCCACAGTTTGCCAAATCTGTGTAAATGCCTGTTCGAGGATGTCTATTTTCTTTTTGTTTTCCACTGCCAGTGCAGAGTCAACAATGGGTGTTTCTACTCCCATGCTGACAAGGTGTTGGCGGATTGCTCGACCAAGAACTGGGTCGCATTTATTTTTGTCGAAACTCATATTTGATCTCCTTACTCAAATATTTTAAAAATATAAAAAAAGTCAAAGTCTATCTTACTTCGACAAAAATATTTATCAATATTTTTTTTGTCTAAGATATTTACGATAATCTTTGCTGTCTCTAAGATACTGTTGACCATTGCCTTCTATGATATCGCAGATACGATCAACAGTGGAGTTGGTCCAATCACTGATTTGCCCCAAGTTGGGATGAGTAGTGAGCAACAATTTGCCTAGTTTGTATAAGGCATCATCCAGTGACCAAGGGATATACATTCGTTCAGCATCATTGGCAAATGTTTCGGGAAAACTTCGATAAGCAGGATACAGCACATTGCAACCCAGTGCATCCGCTTCACTGACTGTGTTTGATACCCAGTCCTGTAGAGCACAATTGAAAACCACACGGCTGTCATTGACGATATTGTAGTAGGAATTTTTATCCAAGTTATCGTAGATTTTAAGGGTACCGTCGGCCGCCATCTTGTGTGTTCGCTGCATGTAACTTTGATTATTGCTTTTTAACTTTCCGCCCGAGCACACACAAAATTCTACATTAGTGTTGGGATATTTTTTATGCCATGCATCAATGAGATCCATGTAGAAATCTGGTTGTTTTTCTTGATCCCATCTGGCCGAAAACACTACACGGAATTTTCTTTCTGCAAAAGGAATAATTTCTTTGACTCGTTCTTGAACTTCTGTTTTGCCAAATGCCAATCCACTGATATTGTAAATCGGAGCATTCCAACCTGCAATCTTCATGTGCATGACCATTTCTTCGTTGGTGGCCAATACTCCATCTACGAATTCATTAACCATTTTTTCATAGTGCCCCATCCATTTCGACATACCCCAGACATGAACAAAGTCATCTGGATCAATGGTTTGAGCAAGACAACGAACAAAAATCCTAGGGCGCTGATCAGCACTAATTTGATTGAGAATATAAGGTAAGCTCTCGATGCCTGGTTGAAACATGTCTTCGAAAAAAATGACATCATCACTGTTGACTTCTCCGTTTCTCATCATCTGTATGAGATACATCATTTGGCTCATAGAAAAATAACTACGGCCATGAGCATCCAAGACTTGGCCCACTGAAATACTTTTGGTATTATCTAGTGTATGGCCAGGGACATATACCACATCTAACCCTCGTGATTCAAATACACGACGATTCCATTCTGTTAGTTGTAGTGTATATCTTTCTTGATATGGCTCCAACATCATGTACCATAGTTTTCTCATGACAGACCTTCGAGTTTTTTCAAGTCCTCATTCCATTGGTTTTTAAAGTTTTTGCCAGCTGTGAATTTGGTAAACTGCTGCCAAGGATAACTTCGAAAATTATTGATATCGTTTTCAGAATATCGATAGCCATATTCACGACAAAAATCTAGATATTTTTCCAGTAAATCAAATACTTCTGACACTTGTGGATTTGGGCGAATAGTAATTTTACTCATAGTAATCTTTCTAGTGATAGTTGGTTTTATAAAAAACTTTGTAGTTTTTTGTGTTTCGCTGCGATAATTTGATAGACTCAATTAAACTCTGTCTAGTTTAAATTTCAGCAAAGCTCCATTTTCTCCGTCTTCGCTGATTTCAATCCAAACCTCTCGGTTGGGATACCTTGCAGTGATTTGCAAGTACAAATCTTCGGCTATCATTTCGCAACTTTTGTAATCTAGCTGCAGAATACTCGATGGGCCAGAATACAACCCCTCAAGCCATCTTTTAAATTGTATGAACTCAATGTCTCTGTCATTGTGTAAGACATCAATCCAAACACGAAAATGAAACATATGCCTATGAGGCGTTGCAAGAAAGCTGACATCATATTGATCTCCTGTTGCTAACATAGGATCAGTTGCTGCCGCTGGGTAGCAATGAATCCCTTCTTTTTGAAACTGAACGAAAATTTTTCGTTCCGCTAGACTTGTGATCAAGTCGGCTGTGTCTCTCTGAGTTTTTATCATAAAATACTGTCCTAAATTAAAACTTGATAGTTTCGATTGTGATTATTTTACTTAATTCTTCTGCTAAATTTTGGTGGCTTTGAATCACATACAGATTTTGGTGTAACTTATCTTGTTTCTCATCGTAATTGTTAGTCTGTATGACCATGCCGCCGATGGCACGATGTACATGAATTCGCAACGGCCCATGACTTTCAAACTCATTGTGATTGCCCTGTATAGAACCAATCTCAGACGACTGCCTGACACGATTTCGTTTTTTTTGGAAGTTTTTCAACCAATTCATAATACTTGATCCTTTGCATAGGCAGACCATGGGGTAAACTGATCCCTGTGTGTCAGTGAATGAATACTGTAACACCAAATACCGGGATTGGTTTTATCGAAGTCAATGTCGTCAATTTTCAATACTGCGTTGTAGCCCAACAGTTTGATATAAGGCAATGGGGCACTGATCATTGGTATGAATTTGTTGTTTTCGCAGAAACTGGTTTCCAATAGTCCCTCAATTTGATTGATGTTGATATCCAAGGTGCAATATAAATCTCTATCCAAAATGCTGTCGACCAGTTCTTCCCACGGTCGCCAACCAGCAAAGTCATTGGTTGTGATATTTCTGGGAAAACTGTGATTGGCGCCGAGATAAACATGTTCAATGGGAGTGTCACGAATACTGTCTAAATGAGCAAATATCTTGTTTTTGGGTTGACAACCTATTACAAACAGAGTATACATACCATAGGCTGGAGTATGTTCTACTTCTCGACCCAGAAAAAATTCTGCATCTTGATGTCCGTTTCTATTCATTTGATTTCCAGTAGTTCCAGATAGGTAGAATCAAGGTCATTTGATTCTGGTTGTGAATTTTCTTCTTCAAAAAATGTGTCAAACAAAACATCGCTTGTACGAATGAGATTCTTTCCTGTAAATCCTCGGGTACCAATGATTTGATCGAAACATGATTCATAGTACTTTATACGATCTAGACTAGCCTGTCTAGTTTTTTGGCTAAAAATATCATTCACAACAAGACTAAAATTATATTTTGGGTCAGTTTTGCCGGCCAACATCAAAGGTAAAGTTCCCTGTTCATATAATTCATTGGCAGTCTGAACTGCGTTGATATGATGCCAAACATTGTGTGCCATCAGCAAAGCATAGCTAAAACTGTCCCAACTGGTATTGCCGATCTTACCTACCTTGTTACGATCAGTTGGACCATAAACACAAATGTCGTTGGCTTGCAACAGTTGGCTGACAACACTGTCGTGAAAGTCGGTGTGTATACCGTCTTGCGTGACTGCATCTCGAAATAGTCTGGTGTCATTTTTGTAGGATTTGTCATCCAAGGTGGGTTCCATTCGATATACCCATTTAGATCTATGTCTGCACTCGTTGTGAATATAAAGTTGACCATTGGCAGTGGCCAAAAAAGGACTGGCACAGTCAAAGCTGATAGTAAAATTGGGATTGTGATACTGTCTGACTGCTCTTTGTATATCGGTCAATAGACAAGCCCATTCCAGTTTACTGGTACCCAAAAAGTGCATCCAGTCATGTAATCCAGGCTGTAGCAGTCCATCATAAATTATTGTGATCAATCTACGAATAACCAGATGCACATCACACATGTTTTGACCACCCATGGCCCATCCATCAAAATGCCGTTCTGGGTAGATTTTGGGATCACAATAGCTTTTCATTGTGTCATACCAACTGTCTGCTGAATCGTGATTGTCGCCCTGCAGCACATTCAGTATCTTGGTACCGCCGTTGTTTTTGCCTTTGCGATGATTGATAAAATAATCATTGTTGTACTTTGTGGCATCAATGGCTTCTTTCAATGTTTTGATACCGCAAACTTGACCAACTTCTTGATCATGTATGACCCAAGTGGGTATGTCTAGAGTCATGCTGTAGTCTGCTATACTGTCCAACCAGGTCAACACACTTTTTCTTTTCTTTTCTGTTTCAGACAATGTTTTTTTGTATTCCTGAACCGGATCTACAATTTTTATCTGTCCTTTTTTGTTGATTTGTTGTTTTGTGCCCTGTGATTGCAATTGTGCAATGTGGGCCTGAACTTCAGGACCATTGGGATCTCGCCATTCGCCAGGCCAACGACCTTTGGCTATCTGAAATCCGCCGCTGTCGCCCAACATAAAACTGTCGGGAGGTCGTTGTCTAATCATGTCCTCACTGGGGTCGGTTTTGGTGAGATCTAAATTTGCATGACCGGCACTGTACAAACTCCACCGATAAGGAAATAAGGCCTGTTGACTGTTGAGCCAATTCAGTTGTTCCATGTTCTTGATACCAACAGGAAAACGAGCTGGATCCACATAGTGACCCACTCGTTGTTTCCCTATGAAGGTAGCATAGAACCCCGATATAGCAGGAAGAAACACTGCCCATTTACTAAGTCCTGCGCTGTCGGTCTGTTTTTTTGTGAAGTTATTTTGCATATGGCCGGTCCGTTTTTTATTTTGTGTGAGCAGATATAAAATAGTTATAAATTGCTAGACCGGAATCCACTGTGATTTGCATGGCACCCATGTCGCTGATTCTAATCATTTTATTGCCCACTAATCCCAAGATGCCAAGTATCTGTGATACCGGCCAAGACCAAGTGTTTTTTAGTTTGCCACCGACATCTGATTGAAACACAAAATTGCCAGCATGGCTGCTGTGATTGCCAAAGTAGAGTTTCAGGTCGTTGTTGCTGGTTTCAGTTCGAAACACTGTCTCTTCTGCATTGGCCTGGGCTTGCATTCGAAGACGCAATATCGAATTGGCACTGGGTTCAAATTCGATGATCCATGGTGGCTGCTTGAAATTGTAGGTCTTTAATTGTTCGTCGGCAATTTTCGAGGACATAAATCTATAACTGTTGCAAAAATCTCCTGTGCTGTTTTCAAAATTTATACCATCCAACAGCTGATCAGTGGCTCTACGACTCACAGTCAATCGCGCATTTTCTCTATATTCTTGCAAGTTCAACAAAATTTTCAGTTTGTTTAGATTGGGCATACCAAACGATCCGTTGAAGTCTGCAATGGGATTTATAAACTCACCATGAATTACCACGGATTTATCTTCGGCCATTGAGTAAATTTTAGTTTTTTCGTCTGTTCCGGTGATTTTTAACAGATCAATAAATCCCAGATCATATGTGTGCTGTACGAGGTCCAGTAACTGGTCTTTCATAAATTCTCCTTGAATGTGTAATAGTATATAACTTATTTAGATTTTACAATGATTTTTGCCAAAGTTTGTCCGCCTCGAATACTTTGTATATTGCCGGGTTTTTGAATTTCCCACCACGAAATAGCCGAGATATCTCTGTATACCAGCACAATATTAAAACCTATTTGTTGTATGATCGATCTTAACATATTGCCGGGTACAAAACTAAACGCAAAACTTTCTGCCAAAGAAGTTTCATGGCCGTGATCACAGTCATTGAAACTGAAACTGAAGATGCCGCCTGGCCTCAATAGTTTGAAAATTTCTTTCAAATAGGTTTCTATTTGCTGAATATTTCTATACTTTAATAAATCTAAACTGGTTATAAAGCCAAAATTGTCTTGTGGTAGATGAGACAAAAAATTATCCTTTGTTTGATCTATCACATAGGGCCGCAGTCGTCTTTGATACGAGTCCGGAAATTCCATTTTGGCATGTTCCAACAAAAACTCAGTGGTATCAACAATGTAAAGTGGATCACAGGCCACCATTGATCTAATGGAGTCCAACGAAGTGGGCCTGAATATCAATCCTGGAAATATCCAATTGCTGTGCATTTGTAATTTGTTGACAATTACCTTTTTAACAGTGGGATTCAAATGCCATTTTCTTACCACTAGATTACTTTCGATATAGACATGATAAAAATGATGTCGATGTTTTTCTAAATATTCTGTGCTGATTGATTGCGCCTTGGATTGTAAATGTTGAATCTTGTCATCTATGATCTTTATCAGTGTATCGTCTAGTTGATTAAATTTTGTTGAGATATCTGAAAAAAACTCATTGTCCATATTCAAAAGTGTAGACATTGTTTCTTTCAACAGATGCTGTCCTGTGAATTGGGAATAATTTTTTTTAATTGAGTGTAGCACACTCAAGTCGTATTGTATTGAACTCAACTTCATTCTTCTAGTTCAAACAGCAAATTAAAAGTGTTATTGGTTTGTGTGGTATCTTTGAGATTCCAATTCAGCACCCCCAGTAAGTTTTCTATTTTTTGATCCACGATGGTGGATTCCATACTGGAATCATCAAATGGCAATTCTTTAAACCACTCGGGTAACCTGGTTTCGTCAGTTGGGTATCCCACACTGGTGTAACCCATGGGATTGGGCAATAGTTTACATACTATGGTTTTCATGCCATCTACAATTTGTAAACTGTAGTTATCACCGTGCATACGCCTGAGATTATTCCAGTTGAGTGCAGCTCTGACATGCCCGGGCATGTTGGCTCTGCCCTGTTGTTGTTCTTTACGACCATAGTTGGTTAAATTGTTGACTCGTTTGGGGGTGCCTTTTTCCCATGCTGGTCTTTTGGCAAATTCTACTTTGAACTCTCGAATTTTCTCCAACACAATTTCCTGCTCAGCACCAGACAGCACATCCTTGAGTATGGAATTTAAAAAATCTTGAACAGTTTTGGGAGTATCACTTCTTTTTAGATCCAACCCCATGGCCTTGATTTTGCCATGTTGTTCTTGATCATATCTGCGACCTTCTTTGTCATAGTACAGCAGTGCGTATCTTTTTTTGGTAATGAATAAACCTCTCAATGCAACCAACTCGCGACCACAACGGATGACCGACCCTCTGTCATTTGGACAATTAAATGCCTGTGACATGAAAATTGGAAAGCTTTGATTGACCAAATCGGCAATGTTGTCATAGACTGAAACAGCAATGTCCTTGTTCCATTCTGTGGTTTTGTTTTCTACATTTTCTCTAATTATGGGCCAGACTGAAAAATAACAGGAATCTGTGTCATTGTAAATGATACTACGACCCAGATGATTTTTATCATTGTCTATGATAGAATTTATTTCTTCGGTCATGTGCTTGGTGATAGACCTGCCGCACAGTGTGGTACTTTGTCCAATACGTTTGTCGAAGAATCTACATCCTGGATTCAAAATCGCACCATACAAGCTATTCAAATTAATTTTTTTGACCAGCTGCCTTTTGTCCCAGTATTCTTCTTGTTGTTTGTTTTTTGCATCGCGAAGTTTGGCCTGCATCTGTTTTCTTTCTGAATACCATCGTTTCAGTAGACCAGGGACCACACCTTCTCTTTCGCCACTGAATATTGTACCGTTGGCACTCAACATCCACGATTTGCCAGATCTATATATAATATTGTAAAGTTCAGCAGCTGAATGCGTGGTCTCTTCGCCATTTTGCCAATCAACTGTGAGTACTGTATCTGCTCGACGGTCCATGACACAACTATATTCCAAGGTGGCAAACAGACCTTCCCATGCTTCAGCAAAGCTCATACCACGAGCCATACGATCCTTGATATAGCTGTCGGTTTGAACTTGTCGTATTTGCCCTATGATGGTTTCTGGCCCCATATTCAATGCACGAATGGTGCTGGGATACAGACTGTTGATGTCCACACTGCCCACAAACTCGTGTATGCCTTTTTTGGGGTAAGCCACATATGCACCTGCTGCCTGCAAATCTTCCCCGTTGCCATTGTCTTTTCTATTGGGCACAACCATGCCTCGTTCGTGTGCTTCGTTTATGATGGCCTGCTCTGTAACTGCCACTGCACCCATTGTGGTGGGCAACAACACAGTATTTTCGTGTGCCAATGTATTGGCCAAATCCAAAAATCTTAATTTTTTGTCCAGTCTGGCGATCAAGGCCACATCTTCTCTGTTATACAGTATGAATTTACTGAATTCCTTGTTGTACAGTTGATCTAGTGTGCCCTCGTAGGCAACTTTGCTGCCAACACCTTCATAGTCACCAATGGCATCCAGACTATAACTGTGCCTTTCTTCGTAGGTGTATTTTCTGTAGAGTTGCATGTAGTCCATATGCACTCTACCGACCAAATCAAAAGTGATATTTTCTGCACCGAACCTTTCAAAAGTTCTTTGTTTTGGCATCTGTTCCCAAAGACAAAATCTTCGAGTATCATCTCTACTGAGAATTCTAGTGGTACGCATCACCAAGTAGGGAATGTCAAAGCCCTCTGAGTTCCAGCCACTCAATACATCTGCATCATCAATCAACTGTAAAAAGTTATCAATTAATTCTTGTTCAGACGAGCAAACAAAGCAGTTGTCGTATTCGTTGGCAATTATTTTGGCTTGATCATGACTCAAGGTCTGTGGTGCAATGACCAATGTGACCAATTGATCCAACCAATCTAAATAAATTGATATTGCTGTAATTGGGTTAAATGGATCTTCCGGTCTACTGTAACCTTTGACCGGGTCAAAATCAACTTCGATATCAAAAAATGCAGTATGAAGCCGAGGGGGCTCTTGACCCTTGTAGTTTTCTTCTAGACATCGGAATATGGGATTGATATCTGACTCGTAGATATTTTTTCCCTGATGCAGTTTCAACTCTTTTCTAAATTCTTTTAGATGCCTAGATGTAAATTTGCTGACCGGGGTATTGAAAATAGAAAGATATTTTCCTCGTGGGTCGTCATAGTAAAATCGATAATCTGCAGAAAACTCTTTGTATATTCGTTTACCGTTTGATCTTTCGATCACGTGAATGCGGTCGCGGTCACGATCGTACAAACAATCAATATAGCTAATAATATGTCTCCGGTGATTAGACTATAATTTATAGTGTACGGCCAACAGTTTCTAAAATTGTTTCCAGTAGTTCGTGATTTTGTTTTTCGCGTCCAAATTCAGCTTTGTGTGCCAGTCTGATGGCTTTTTTGAGAATGGAAGGTTTGATTTCGAGTTCTTCGGCAATGGCCTTGATGGTGTCAGTAAGACCAGCATTCAGTGTTTCTACTTCCTGCATGACTTGCATACCTTCGTTGATCAATCTACCTAGTTTGGCTTTCTGCTCGGCACTAAACATTTTGTCTGACATATTCAATCCTATAAAAATTGTAGTTTAGCGCAATCCCATCTAAAAAACAATAGTTTTGACTAATTATCTTTCTTCCACATAGTCGGCACTGGAGTTGGCTTTGAGTTTTTGACGATAAAGATCTATCAATTTAGTGGCATCTTCTATGGTAGGAACACTGCGTGACGAGATTTGTCCTTTGTGACCTATGTTGAACCCATCCTTGACATTACCATGTATTTCTAGAACATCGCCATCTTCTAGAGCAATGGTTTTGACCGGAATACTGCCCGAACTGCTCATCATGGTTTTCAGAGGCTGATCTGGTGTTGGGTCAGATTCGGTTGGATCCTCTACTACATCTGCTTGTTTGGTTGACTGGCGCGGAGTAAAATTACTGTCCTTTTTTTCATTTGAAATCATATCCAAATATTGTTTCAAATCTGCACGAGTTTTTGAAATCATGTCCTCTTCTACGCTTCGCATGGTTTCCTCCAACGGGGTTTGTGCTACATCTGGCTCTACACTGTCGCCAACAAAATAACCCTTGGTGGGATGAGCAGGATCAGTCTTGGCAGTCAATACAGCAATTTTTTTAGGTCGAAATAATGCCGGCAATTGATGACTTTTTTGTTGTTGAGGTGTTAGTCCATGCTGCATAGAAACAGGACTGGTTTTGCCTTCTATTATGTCAAGATTTTGTAGAATTTTCGCAATGTCCATGTCAGTCAAGCTCTTTCTACTTTGAGAAAACTTTGCAGCATCCAACGATGTTTGCCCATGGCATCTAATCTTTCAGAGATAAAATTTGCAATGCCCTGTTGATTTTCGCTTTCTGCACTTTCGAAACATCGGTTCAATAAGTCGATGGCAGTCTGTGTATCATTCAGCAATTCTTCAATCATTAATTGTGCCCTGGGTATTTTAGTTTGTCCTGATATCTGGCTTAATTCTAAGAATCTTTCAAAACTTCCTGGTGTGTACTCGCCTATGATGCGTATATATTCAGCGGTGGGGTCAATGGCATCATAGACCTCTTGATATATTTTTCCAAAAAAACGATGTAATTGAGCAAAATCAGGCCCTTCCACATTCCAGTGAAAAAGCTGTGCCTTTATCACATAGGCATACTGAGTTGCCAATAATACTTTGAGATCATCTGCTAACACTTTTATCCCCTTTTGAATTATACACTTGGAAGTTGGGTGTATTAGAGTATTTATGAGGATCTTGTGTTTTTTGCTGCTGTCGTTTAATTGGGTGGGGATTCAAACTGTTGGAAATAAATGCAATGCTGCCAGCATGTGTAGCAGTGCTTGAGGCATTTTCTTTGATTGTTTTTGTCATTATCTTATCCTAAGAGTGTTTTTTATCAATTGAGCCGAACCGTTGGTTTCTGCAATTCTTAGATTTTTGATTTTCAACGAAGCACCAGAATCTGGTATAATTTGATATCTAATTAAATAATCACCTGGGCCAGCAGAGATAGGAATTAGTTCTTCCAAATAACAATTATCCCATATCCAAGTTCGCTCAGTAAAGAGTTCATTGTTGACATACAATCTATAGATTGGATGAAGTTCAGATGATCTGCAGTGCACATCTGCGATAACTAGTGCATTTACTGTTTTTTGTTTTTTGTCGCTCATGTCTCAGTTTGTTTTTCCGGGGTCTGCCTTTATCAATGATAAAGTTCTTCAATCATATTTTTTCGCCACCTATGACTTTTAAATTGGATAATTGACTGATTTCCAGAATGTGTCCCGAACCCATAAAATAAACACCTTCCTTTTGTTTCAATAACCATTTATTTCGGTAGTCATTGGCTTGTTTGGCTACTTTACTGCTTGGATTAGGATATTCATTCCAATTCTTTGGAAACATTTGTTTTTCGCCTAGGGATATAAAATTCCTAACATTTTTGGGTGAGGCTTCTTGGCTGCTCAATTCTAAGAAATCTATGTAAGGCTCACTGCAAGACTTTAAGAATTTAGTCAAATCTTCATCGTTAAACTTTCTTCCATCTTTAAAATACCCCCAACTTTGTTGTGTTTTTAGTATTCTATCAAATATAGTGCCCTTGCCGGGCAAAATATTTTTCTGGTCATTTTCTTTGGTATTAGAAAATAGTACAAAAATAAAGTAAGATGGATAATTCTTAATTTCGTTGTTGGCTTTATCGTCCCATGAGCCTTTC